GATTAATGCTCCTTGTTGGCGTGGATGACATGAACGCGCTGTTCGGCTGGAAAGCCAAGCTCTGCCTCGAGCTTCTGCAATCAGGCGTTGCGAAGTAGCAAAGCGACCTCAGCCTCACGCCGCGTGACGAGTCCTGGCAGCACTTTCCCGCCTCCATAGACCCATCGGCGCAGCTCTGTCGCGGCTGCGGGCCAGTCCCGCTGGTTGATCCGCCGTCGTAGCGTTGATGTCTGCAGCCGCCCCGCGCCGAGGTTGAAGGTGAAGTCGGCGATGGCCGCGAGCCGGCCCTCGGGCTCGGTGGCCAGCACCGGGCAGTAGCGCAGCGTGGCGGCAAGTGCCGTGCGCAGATCTTGACGCAAGTAGGCCTCGCCCTCGTCCTCGCTGATCGGTGGATGGTCTGGCTTGCACAAACGCCCGTAGCCGATCGTCCAGTAGCCGGCTGGGCAGATATAGGGGTGGGCGCGACGCAGTGGATCTGATTTGGGAACCCTGTGGAAGCCCTCAAATCGCTTCGCCAGTGCGATGGCGGCTTGCGGAATCTGACTTATGGCCGCACCCGGTCGAACACGCGCCCGAGGAACCAGAAGTTCAGCACGCCCGCCCAAAGTGCTTGATCGGCGTCGGTCCAAGCATGGACGATGGCGACGCCCCAGTCGGAACCGCCTTCGATGGCAGCCACGAAGGCGGCCGTCTTGGCGGCGCAGTACAGCGCCATGAACCAGTAAGTGATGACCGGACGCACACTGCTCGACAGGGCATCCGCCCAGCGGACACCTGTTTTCTCCCCCTGTGTGCGGACGGCCTCGCGCAGGGTCTCGATCGCGCCCACGTTCCACGCGGCATCGGCACCGGCACCGATTTCGTCCATGCGCCGCGCACCACGTAGCTTCTCGAACTCCAGTGCCTTGTCCTGCATCGCCAGTTCGTGGCCGCGTTCGCCCTTGCGGTCGAGCCACTTGAGGAGTTCGGGCGCCAGGCGGAAAGCGCCGCCGAGAAAACCACCAAGCAGTGTCTCGATCATTGGCCACCTCCGAACACCTTGAGCTTGATGAGCGCGCCTGCCACCAATGCCAGCAGGAATCCGGTGGTGACCATCTTGATGACGGTCTGCCATGCGGTGTGCTTGGCGGTGTTGAAGGCATCGAGCAGGCCGCGTAGTTCGCGGATATCGTGAGCCGCGTCGTCGCCATCCAGGCCAACATCGGCCAGGGCTCGCTTGGCGCCGCGTTCAGCGGCACGTTCCAGCAGGTCGTCAAAGTCCTCCTTGCGCAGGAGGAGCATGTTGTCGACCAAAGCAGGTTTTTGTGGGTCGGTCATGGGCAGGCTCCAGAAATGCGAAACCCGCCACGAGGGCGGGTTTCTGGGGTTCGGTGGAAAGGGTTCAGATGGCGATGCCGGGGCTCCAACCAGTGGCCTTGTAGGCCGAAAGCACGGCCTCGTCCTCGATGAAGCACAGCCAGCCGATCTTGGGGATGTGGTACTCCCATGCGCCGGCAATCCTCGCGGCGATCTGGTCTGTCTTGCCGCTCCAGACGCCGGTGGCACCAGCGGGAATCAGGTAACGGTCGCCGTTAATCGGGCTGGCAGGTGGTGTGGCCAGATCTCGGTCTTTGACCGACAGGCTGACGACGGCGCCCAGCCGCTTCAGGTTGGCGTCCATACCGGCGCCCCAGCCGCTTTCGCCGAGCGTCCAGCCGTAGTTGAGCCCCAGGTTCGGGTCAGTGATTGCGGGCATCAGATGCCTCCGTAGTATTTGTCGTAGGAAAGTCCGTAGCCGGCGCGCTCGAAGGCGATCGAGTGCTTTTGCAGGCTGATCACGCCGGAGCGGTTGGATTCGAGCTCGATTCGCAGCGCAGCATTGGGTCGGCCAAGACCGGAATCGGCGGTGTCGTCCGCCAAGGTGTAGGTCTGGCTGGTGCCGGTCAGGCCGCTGTAGGTACGCCGCAGGCTGCCCGCTTCCCCGTAGATGCGCAGCGTGTAGGTCACGCCAGCCTCCGGGCCGATGTTGCCGTTGGTCTGGGACACCAGGCTGACCGTTTGGCTGAGGCGCTCCCGGTGGGCCCAGGAGATGACCAAGTCACCCTTGGCGACCGCCGGGTAGGCCACGTTGTTGATCTTGACGTTGCCGGGCGGGTACGGGCGATTCTGGCGGCGGTTCATCGCGAGGGAGTCGGTCGGGGCCGATGCCAGCGCCAGCGTGCCTTTTCCGGTCACGGTGAGCAGACGAGCATTGACCGTTTCCCCAGCGGCGTATTCGGTCGGGTCGATGCCTTGTGCGCCATCGGCGAACCAGATCCGGCTGCCGGCGGCGTGGCTGACCGGCACGGTGTCCATGACGCCACGGGTCAGGGTCAGGCTCTGCGTGGTCGTGTTGATGGCGGTGACCATGACGACCTCGTCGTTGATATAGGCATAGGTCCCGGTGGCGACCAGATCGATGTCGAGTTCGCCGCTGTAGGTGGCCGTGCTCGTCACCTCTTGCGCGAGACTGGAAGCCAACACCGCCGTGGGGCAGAACTCACCTTGGCCGCGCTGGTTGTAAGTCGATGCCGAACTTGTCTTGCTATACAAGTCGTAGTTCATGGCACCCGGTACTGGGCGCCCCCCCAGAGTCTGCAGGAAGCAGTCGGTGGCATCGAGGTAGGCCAGCTCTGCTGCGGACAGTGCACGGGCAACGTCCCAGTACGGGGCCTCGACCAGACGCCGAGGCGTGGTCGCCGTCGGCGCGGGAACCGGATCGGTCCATCCCGTGGGCTGCGAGGCGGTGTAGGCCGCCGAGGGCAGTCCGAACACATCCTCGACCGCGTCGATGCTGATGGCGCCGTTGGTGAGTGAGCCACCATCGACGCCTGCAATCCGCATCACCAGACCGGCGATCCCGAGCGCTGGCCACTCCAGCTTGAACATATCACCCGGATAGAGATTCCAGGCTGCTCGGTTCACCTTCAAGCGGACCTTGGCAAGCGGCGTGGAGACGACGGCCAGATCGCGCATGGCGACCCGGGCAGCAAGGTTGTCCGAGGTGATGCCGGGGTAGCGCCGTGTCTGCGATACCACGGCGCCCTGCGCCTGGATGTTGGCCAGATCCTGGACCGCGATGCTGGTCTCTTTGAAGGTGTCTGGCTTGGTGTAGATGAGCACGATCTCGTTGGTCGTCTCACCCCACGCAGCCCGCTGAAAACTCTCCAGCTCGATGAGGTTATCCGGGTTCAGGACGCGGAGCGTCGAGACGGTGTAGTCCGCGCGCACCAGCTTCAGGACGAAGCGCCCGGTCGACGGCGAGGTCGTGAGCACGCCGCCGATGTGATCCATGATCTCCTTGATGAACTGCTCGATCTTGCTCTGCTGCAGCCAGATCATGTTCAGGCCGAACCCTTCGGTGTAGAGCACATCAGCCGCCGCGCGAAACGAGGCGTCGTCGATGCTGGCCGTCGGATAGCCCATGCCCCAGGCGGCATTCGTCAGGCACTCATAGACGATGTGCGCCGGGTTGGCCGCGCCGTTGATCTCCGCCTTTGCGGAGTACCAGTCGCGGAAGAAGCGCTTCACGCGCACCGCCCATGGCTTCATGTAGGGGTTGTTCGCGGCGATGTACACCTGCCGCAGAATCAAGCTCAGAATCCCGCGATAGGCTGGCTGCGGCGAGCCGATCTTCGAGACGAGGTAATCATTCGGTGTCTGCGCCGTCTGACCGAAGGCGGCATCGATGGCGCCGGAGACACCACCCTCGCGCTTCTCGCCGCCGAACAACTCGGGCATGTTGACCGTGATCCGACCGCTGGCGGTGAGATTGCCGCTCCAGGCCTGGCGCTCACCGACCTGGATCTCCGTGATGGCATCGACCGGACCGTGGCAGATGGCGAGGTGCATCCCCAGGTAGTAGCGGTAACCGACCGTCTGCGATTTGCTGCTACCGCCCATCGTTCACCTCGGAGGCGATGCGTTCTCGGGCGGCGGCGACTACGTCCTCGGCCATGCTGTCCCCGGTTGCCAGCAACATGGGCGCTGGCAGCCCTTGATCGATGAACAGGCTCCAGTCGAGCTGGTGGCGCGCGAACCACTCCCGCGCGCCACGATTGCAATAGCCCAGGCGACGCATGTCACCATGGGTCACCAGAATGTCGGTCATTTCTTTCCACCTTTGGATTTGATCGGCGTGGTGCGCAGATCGCCGTACCAGACCACGTTGGCGCTCTTCACCAGCACACTGCCGAACACGACCGGCACAGGGCGGCCCTCATCGGCGGTCGGCGCATCGAAGTCCTTGAGTTCTGCGGCCTGGGGCTGTGGTGTCTTGGGTTGCAGCGCGTACTGAATCAGTACGCTCACGATCAGAACGGCAATGGCGGCCCACATAGGAATCCCTCGGCTACTTGGTCTCAGTAAATCGGGCTGCCACCGAAGGGATTTTTGGTCGGAATGAACGGGAATCCGCCGAAGTTGGCGCTGTTGCCGAACTTCGCGTGGCAGGTGTCCAGAGTGCGATCGCACCCGGGGTACAGATAGATGGCATCGCCAATGGCGAGTCCCGGTGGCACAGCCGACAAGGTGATGGCATCGGCGTTGTGGCCGACGATCATGCGTTTTTCGGTGATGCCGTTGGCCGCCCAGGTCGCGTAGCCGCCAGCGAAATGCCCGACCGCGAACCCGGCAGCGGCCGGAATACTCAGCAAGGTGCCGGTAATCGAGGTGACAGTCCCAGCGACCCGAAACACGACCGCGCTTGCCCCGCATGCAGTTCCGTAGAGCACATGCGGGCAGTTGCGTTGATACAACCGCCGCAGGCCGATGCGCTGCAGGCTGGTGTAAACCGGTTCGCAGTTGAGCTCAACGACCGATTCGCGCCATTCCGCGTTGAGCACACGCCCCATCCACACCGCGACGGTTTCGCCATCATCGCGATGTTGCCGGTACAGCGTGAGCAAGGTGACTTCGGAAGGCGGTGTCGAAATGAAGCCCTGCGCGACCTCGACATCGCGCGCAAAGGTGATGCGCAGTCCCGCTTTACCGATCTCCGTGGTCTGTTCGATGCTGCCGCGACTGATTGGCACAGCGCTGTAGGTGTAGGTCGCATAGGTGGCATCCTGCGCGGCGCTGGTGTAACGCCAGGTTTCACCGCCTCGCCGAAACTCGTACAACTCCACTGGACTGCTGGCGTCAGTGGATGCTTCCCGGCTGGCGTAGGTCATGTGTCATCCCGAATGCTTCTGACGGAGATGGACACCTCCGCCATATCGTCAGTGTGGTGAGCCAGTTCGATGGCATCGCTGTCCAGGCGCACCAGCTTCCCTGGCATGAGCGACATCCGCATCCAGAAAACTGGCGAGCCGGACATCGTTGAGGCGAGTGATGGCCGGCTGACCCTGTCGGTACCGATCCAGATCAAGCGCCGTAGTGGCCGCAAGCTGGTCACCTTGCCGAACGGCGAAACCGCGCCGGTCAGACCGTGGGATGTGGCACCGACATCCATCCAACTGGCGCTGGCCAGGGGCCACCGCTGGCTGGCCATGCTGGAATCGGGGGAAGCAAAGTCCTTGAAGGAGATCGCCACGCGGGAGGGCATCGACAATAGCTACGTGAGCCGGATGGTCAACCTGACCACCCTGGCGCCCGACATCGTGGCGGCCATCCTGGACGACGTTCTGCCGAACCACATCACGCTGTTCGACCTGGCGGTTGATCCACCCGCGCTGTGGGATGAGCAGCGAGCCCGGGTCGGGCTTTGACTGGTTTCACCCCGCCACTGACGACCAGGGTCCGCCAGCCGGCCAGTGTTGCGGGTAGTCGGCATCAGCGTTCGCCGCAGCGATGACTGGAAGCAGGAAATCTCGAAGCGACACCACGACGTCCTCCAGGCGCAGCGCTTCGAGTCTGTTCTTTCCCAGAAACGCCTGCCACTGCGTCTGCTTTTGCGCATCTTGCGCAAAACCATCCGTCAGGCCAAAGGGGATGTCCGGGGGCAACGTCGTTTTGCGTCGATCGAAGGTTGCCCGAATCGCGCGTCGCAGGGTGTCGCCGTCAAATTCGGTGTGCCGCGACAAGATCCAAAGGTCGAAGTAATCCTTCATCCGGCTGTTGGCGATTCCCAGCGAGGCCAAGGCCTCCAGCTTCTCTGCCACCACGGTGTAGCGCGGATAGACGCGCAGTTTCGGCGCCGAGAACTCCGATAGCATCACGGGGTACTGGACATCTTCCGGCCCTGGTGTGACGGCATCGCCGAAACCGATGTCGACCTGAATCGGGCAGCGCGCTCCATCGATCAGTCCGAGCAAGGTGACGCGCACGCCGGCGTAGTTGGCCTCCTTGCGGATCTCCGCCGCTTGAACGGTGTCCGGTCGAAACGTAACACCGTCGTCAGTCTCCATCGCGCAGACGTCCTTGAAGACGGCCTCCAGGTGTGGCAACTCGGCCGAACCAAAACCCAGAAAGTCCGCATCCCGCGTCGGCCGGTGCGGGATGTCGAACCACAAGTCGAACAGCAGCGCGCCTTTCAGTAGGAACTGGTCAGCATGGGGCGAAACGCTGAGTCGGTACAGCAGCCGCTCAAGGGCGTAGCGGGTCAAGACCAGATTGAAGTCTTGTCGGGTCTCGCGGGCGCGGGTGAGCAGGCGGGCCCGCACCGAAGCGGCCGTGTTGCGCTGGTTCATGACAGGCTTTCCATGTAGGGGCGCATCACATTGGCCACTCGGCACAGCGATGCATAGCGCCAGAGTTCGTCCATACTCACGCGCTTGGCTCGCCAGGCTTCCTGCAGGGCTTCCATCGCGACATCGAGGCCGATCTTGTTGCGGAACTTGAAGCAGTCGGCCACGGTGCGGGCGACGTTGGTCACGCGCACGCTCACGCCATCGATCTGGTGCTCTTCAATCCCATCGGTCAGCGCGGCACCTGAGAAGCGCACGATGCGCAGCGGGGGATAATCCATCTTCGGTGCACGCGCCTTGTTGGGAATCGCCAGCCAGACCTCGAATGGCGATTGCGTGGTGAGGTCGTGCACCCGCAGTGCTGACAGCAGGCAGACGATGGCTTGCGGGTGTTTGCGGGCCACCTCGGCCAGCGTGCCATGCTCGGATACGCTGCGATCGGGACGGGCGTACAGACCGCGACCCACGCGGACGAGCAGGCCCTGCCGAACCAGCCGCGTGAGTGCGACACTGGGCAGACCCAGCGCATCGAGATCGCGCGGGCGTATCAGGCCGCGCTGGGCGGCGAGATCCAGAATGGTCTGGTGCGAAGTTTCCAT